ATGCACTGCTGGGAACTTTCAGTGACGGTCGAAGAAACAAGGGTCTCTTTCGAGCATTGACTGGGGCGACTCAGATCCAAGATGTTCCCGTCGGCTTCGGCGTCGGCAACACCTCCTCATATTTCTTTAGATTGGATGCTGGTGATCTATTTGGTGGATCCGTCGGTGCATTGGCCAACGCACACCCCAACTCTAGATTCGAGATCAGCGTGGACGGACCATCTGGAGATGGTATTCACTGGGAGGGGTATGAGAGTAGGAACTCGCAATGGGGTACAACTGCCACAGGCACACAACTGATACTCCGCCTTGAAGGCCCCACGGGGTCGGGAGTCAGTTGGAGTGAACAAATGAGAACCGATGGATCAACTTGTCATCTCAAAGTATGGTTCAGTGGTGACGATAATCCATTCAATCTTACCCCGAGGCGACCATGAGAATCAAGAAGTTCACAAACTACATTACCGAAGCAAAGAATCTTCACATGGAACACCTCGAAGACTCACTCTTCAACGAGGGCAGTGCCGGTGTGGGTGAAGCGATTCGATTCCTAGAGAGTGTCGCCGACATGCTAAGTGGTAATGCAGGGAGTGAATTTGGTGTGACCGTCAAGTGGGATGGTGCGCCTGCTATCTTCGCTGGTGTTCATCCAGACACAGGAAAGTTCTTCGTGTCCTCCAAGTCTCTATTCAACAAGAATGCAAAGGTCAACTACACCGCTGCTGATGTTGACGCCAATCACCAAGGCGGTCTTGCAGATAAACTAAAGACGGCACTAATCTATCTGCCCAAGATTGGAATCAAAGGAATCCTACAGGGCGATCTCATGTACACGGACGATGTGTCCACCACGAAGATCGATGGTGAGTCACACTACACATTCCAACCGAACACAATCATGTACGCCGTTCCTGTTGACTCAGATCTGGGCAACAAGATCAAAGCATCGAAGATGGGTGTCGTGTGGCATACGAAGTACACGGGCGATTCAATCGAGAGTCTTTCTGCCTCGTTCGATCCCGATGTCTCGAAGTTGAAATCAAACAAGGATGTGTGGTTTACCGATGCCAACTTCCGTGATGAGTCTGGTGCTGCAACCATGACAAGCACAGAGACTACCGAGATGAAGAGACACATCAAGAATGCAAAGTCACTTCTAAACAAAAAGGTTGCAAAGGTCGCAGACGCTATTGTTGCGGACTCCCGATTGCAACTAGAGATCAAAACGTACATCAATGCAAATGTACGGAACGGAACCCTACAGGGATCCGCTTCAGGATTTATATCATACATCGACACCAAACTTCAAAAGGATGTCGATAAAGTAAAATCCAGTGCTGCGAAGGAGAGGAAGGAAGTAGTAAGAAAAACCCTTATCGAGAAGTTGTCTCGAAACACTAAAGAGATTGACTCTCTCTTCCGCCTCCACGCCGCACTTACTTCTGCCAAACTAATCATCATTCGTAAACTAGAGTCCGTAAAGAGTATCGGTACGTTTGTAAGAACGGATGATGGTTTCAAAGTTACTGCACCAGAGGGTTTTGTTGCAGTAGATCACACTAAGAATCAGGCACTAAAACTCGTAGATCGACTTGAGTTCTCTAGACAGAACTTCAACGCCGCCAAGAACTGGGTTTCTGGCTGACCTACATAAACAGTCAAGGAGACTAACCATGTCCGTACAAAGAGGCCCTCGTGGCAAAATCATCGTCAGACCAGACAAAGGAGACCAAGATGAGAAGATCAGAAGTGAGGAAGTTCGACAACTCGAAACTCCCGAAGAGCGTGTTGTCGAGACCCCGAAAAGCAAAAAGACTACTCGACGCAGTAGTGGAACCAGCACCAAAGCCAGTCGCAAAAAAGGCTCCAGCAAAGGCTAAGAAGTCTGCGACTAAGAAAAAAGGATAACACATGGAATTTCTAACAACCACCTACGGTCTAATCGCACACACCGTCATCGTATTTGTTGCGGGCGCACTTATTGGTCAACCTCTCTGGGGTTGGGTTCGTAAGTTCTTCCCGTGGAATAAGGGCTGATATTTGTCCAAGACTTTCAAACAACTTGTTGCAGAGGCAAAGGCAAAGCACGCCGTACTCACGTTCGGCCGCTTTCAGCCTCCGACTATCGGTCATGAAAAGTTGGTTGGAGTTTTAGCAGATACAGCAAAGAGAAAGGGAGGCACTCCTTTCCTCTTTCCAAGTCGAACCAACGATAAGAAAAAGAATCCTCTTACACCAAAGGCAAAAGTCAAGTTTCTAAAGAGCGTCTTTCCGCAAGTCACAGTTGTTGATGACGCTGGATCAAAAACAATCTTTCAGGCACTTGAGTACTTGGTAAAGAAAGGTTTCAAAACTGCCACCATCGTGGTTGGTGGTGATCGAATCGGTGAGTTTGAAAAGACAGTTGTTCCATACACTAAGCAAATTGGTATGGACAACATCGACTTCGTTGGTGCTGGTGCAAGGGATCCAGACGCTACGGGAGTCGAGGGCATGTCCGCTTCTAAACTACGAGCGGCCGCACTAGAGGGTGACTTCGACACCTTTAGATCCGGTATGCCCAAGAGAGCATCCTCAAAAGATGCGAAAATGCTTTACGATGAGATTCGAAAAGTCATGGGCGCCAATGAGGAGTATGGTAAAGACTCTCTTTTTGGAACGACCGCTCTTCGTAAGAAGTATGAGCGTGGGACGCCTGGTCAGTGATACATAATAGAAATGGAGTAATCTAATGAGTGGATTTCAATCAAATAATCTAGATGCAATCAAGAATGTCGCGGACAGTGTTCGTCAGATTATGCAAGGTAGCATGGAACAACAAAGGGAACTTCCCGATAGTTTCGTGAGCAGAGTCCCACAAGCACACACAGACATTCAAGGTGCAAACACCATTGAGGATCGCACTAGAATTTTGAACGATCATATTCGACAAGCCACAACGGCACACGGAGAAGAGATTGTTCCAACTGAATTTGCAATCGAGTTCGAAAAGCAAGTTCTGAATTATCAGCCAGAAACACAGGAAGGGCAAGACTAATGAAAAGTTACAAGGACTTCAAAAAGCAACTTGACGAGACTTATGCGAGTGCTGGTCAGGTCGGCGACTACACTGGACTCAACCTTTCCGGTGCAGATGATGGTAGTACTCTTGTCTATGACATCGAGGATGCAGAAGTTCTTCGTAAACTCAATGTCGCAGTCAAGGGTGAACTAGAGAACGCATCAAACTATCCCCTCAAGAGTCTCGCTCGTCTGAGAGAGAAACTGCAAGTTGCGGGTCTTTCGTTTGACATGCCAGCAAAGTTGAACCCAGGCACTCTAGAACTAAAACTCAGTCAGTTTGGAAACGAACTGGGCCCTGATTACGGTAAGATGCACAGTGACGGTGACTCCCTCTCTGAGAGAGAAACAAAACCACACATTCTCCGTGTCGAGGTTGAAGAGGCAGAGGACGGTCTAATGGACATCTTTGCTGAGATCGTCCCCGTCGAAGACTGATTAGATATTTGTTATGAGAGAAGTGATGAATGAGATTCGACGAGTTAGACGATCTGAACATAGCACTATTCGCTGCTAAGTTTTACGAAAATCCAGAAGTGTCTTCTATCGATGAGTTCCATGAGGATCTCAATCGGACGAAGTACATCAAGAGACTATTTCGTAAATACAAACAAACAGGTGTTCTGAGGGAGAGACTTGTACTCAATCACCTCATCATCATGTGTAATGTTTTTGGAATCATGCCTGCGAATAGAATACTCTTCTATAGAATCGAAGAGGAGTTTCATAGTCTTCTAAAGACATTCCTAGTCTCTCTTGATTCTCTAACGAAAGAAAATATTCCCGAGGCCGATCTAGTTTCAATTCCCCTAGATACTACAGTAATCGCCGTTCTAAGGAGAATTTGATGGGACTCGTAGATGTATTCGTCGCATATCAACTGATCAAATTTATGACGCTCGACTATAAAGAGTTTGATGCGTATAAAGAGGGCGTGATTGATGAGAATGGAAAAATTCTCATCAAGAACCCTGCGAACAGAACACCAAAGCAAAAGAAGGCATTCACCAAACTACACGTTGTCGCTTTCAACCTTCGCAAGATTCTAGAGAAGGTTCCTGGCGTGGGATCTAAGTTGGGTAGATTTGCCAGTGCCTTGTTCCTACTCAAAGAGGAGTTTGAGAAACAAGGAAAGACCTTAGACATCGAAAAGTTCCTGTCGGAAGTAGACTACGATGTTGAGTTATTCGAATCAAGTCAGATCGATCAACTTGACATTGGGTTTTACATCGTAGACGATTATCCTGAGATTGGAGAAACGGCTGTTCGTCTAGATACTGTTGTCGAATCAACACAGGAAATTCTAGGCGTTAGTCTGTTCTCCGTAGAGGACATTGAAGGAAACAAACTTCTAGTATCCGCAGATGACTTGAGAAAGGTATCCCATGAACTTTGAAGAGTTTCGTAGAAAGATTGTTCTCTTCTTTGAGGGCAAAGACGAAGAACTAGAGGAAGAGACTCCAACAATGTCTGTTTCCGGTGGCGGTATCGCAGGAGTTTCAGATAACAATCCTCCCGCCCCGCTCAAGAAGCCTCGTCGATTATCTCCCGAGGAGTTGGAAAAGATGCTCGGTAAAGGCATCAAGTCTTTCAAAGTCAGCAAAGAGGAGTACGAAAAGTTCTCTGATCGGGCAAAAAGGAAGAACGAGAGATGGAACAAGTTCTTTGAGGAAGGATCAGAGTCCGGTGAAGCAATCAAAAAGTACTCCATAAGAAATCCATCCAAGCCTATTATCATCCAGAATGAGGATGGTGAAGCAATGATTCTTCGCCGACCAATGGGAGATAAAAGACTTATGCACCACGTTCGTGCCAAGAAAATGGCAGAAAAGAAGTATGGCCCGTGGTCGAGATACATGAGAGAAAAGAACGTAAGCAAGGACTTCAAGAAGAAGTCTTGACTAAGTGAATATGTGAGGTACAATTTTGACTATGTTTACACACCTTGACCCACCAGATCTGCCAGATCTAGATTGTATTACAGTTGAAGGATCGCGTCGTTACGTTACTCCTACAGGAGAGCGTTATCCGTCCGTGACCACTGTCACTGGTTGGTCGAAAAGAAAGTTCTTCGCGGAGTGGAGAAAGAATCACCCAGAGGAATCAAAGCAGATTCTTGAAAAGGGAAACAAGTTCCACACGATCATCGAAGACTACTTGAACAACAAGGGTGAGCCAGATGCGAATGCACACGCCCGCGCCCGAGACTTGTTCTATCAGTTGCAACCTGAACTAGATCGCATCGACAATATTCGAGTCCAAGAAATTGCTCTCTGGAGTGACATGATGGGACTTGCAGGCAGAGTTGATTGTATTGCTGAGTTCGATGGTAAACTCTCCGTTATCGACTTCAAGAGTTCGAAGCGAAAGAAGAGAGAAGAGGATATTGAAAATTACTTCCAACAAGCAACAGCGTACGCAATCATGTGGAAAGAGTTGCTAGGCGAAACCATCGATAACATCGTGATTCTTGTTTCATCTGATGATGGAAAGACACAGGTTCTACAGAGAAACCCAGTCAACCATGTAGTTGGTCTGAAAGAATGTATTGACATTTATCACGAAGCACATGGGTGGGAACCCGCTTCATAAGTTTATCGAGGGATTTGCCTTTTGGGTGGATAAAACTCATGTCGCCTTCGTGCATCTCTTCGAATAAACTTTTCGCCTGGGTGTGTTGCACCCTCGACCGTAGCAGGGCCCATGTCAACTCCAGAGGCAGCACCAGAGCCATTAGTTGATCCTACTGGCATGTACCTCACAAACAAGTCAGGTTCGAAGTCCTGTCTACCATCTTTGGTATCTCTACCACACCACCCATAGAACTGAACAGCACCAAGATCACTGGCACTACTGTCTGGTTCTTTCATCAACATAAATCGTAGGAAGCCATCATGGTTATCCAATGCGTCTTGAACCAGTTCGGTCATATTCACAGTGATGGGGTTGTCTAGATCCACGGGAATATTGATGGTGAATCCAGCCGAAATTCCTAGATCAGAATCCGTTGTACCGAATCCTCCTGTTGCTGCCCATGCGATACCACCATTAGTTGTATCAGAGGTGATGTCTCTAAAGTTCCATGTCATGTGCTGAGTGGCTTCGGGAGTGAAGTTATATTCACCAGTGAACCCAACGATACGGAAGTGCATTGCATTATCAATTGATGGTTCAGTATCAGTGATATCACTCAAGCGACCAGCAATGGCCCTTGGAGTAAGTCGAAGACCGGCACCATATATTCTGTCGCCCGGGGCAGGGAAATGCTCAAACAAATTACCGGGGGATAGGTTGTAACAGAAGATACCCCTGCCCTGTCTCATGACTAGGGTGGGTTCGTCTCCGGTGCCTCCATCGGGAGGCTCGGTCGTCTGCGTGGTTACAGTGGTTACGGTAGTCGGTGGTGTCGGGTTTGTAGTTTCTGGGGTGTCTGTGGGTGTAGGTGTAGGTGTAGGTGTTGGCGTGATCGTTGGGGTTGGCGTGGGATAGGGGGTACAGTGAGGATCCCGTGTCACGGGGTTACCGCCACCGGCGCCACCACCCGCATCGATGTAGGTCTCGGTGTTGCCGAAATCATTCCAACCACATCTTTTGTCTCGGGTTTGATCGTTATCAATGTCGAAGTTGGATTCGAGTACCACAGGAATGATTGGAGGAGGCGGATCGTCTACCGAAATATTGGTTTCAAGAGTGTCCGCAAAAGTGGCAGGGGATGTTCTAAAGTTTCCGATGTAATCGCCAAATGTGAATCCGAACTCACCAAATCCAATCCTACGAAGAATTGCCTCTCTACTGAGAAGTTCATCATTCATTGAAGGGTCTATGTTTGCAAATCGATTGGTGAGAAGTGGTGTAGTCGATCTAGATCTCTCACTGTTTGCGGCAAAACCCTGGCCTTTAGTGATACCTCCGTGTGCCGTTGGCCCAGCAAAACCAAATACACCCAGACCGGCATATGCTGCTGGTGCTTCTACCTCATGCCAGTTACCAATCAAAGAAAGGTTTGCGTCTCGCGAATCACCGAAACTTTGGCTTGGAGCCTGTATACCAGACGCATTGACAATGCCTTGAGTCCATCCTGCTTGACCTTGTGTGACAGCATCGAGAATTTGAGTATATCCAATTTGAAATTGAAGATCTCTAATGAGGTTGTTGTTTCTACCTGCTAACGGATGCGATGAATCTCGGTTGCTGTCTCCCGCAAGTAAATTGTCTACATCACTCGGGACATTTGTAGAAACCATTTCGGGAACAGAGAAGTGTGCTGCTACATTCATAGCAGGAACCGTGACACCCGCAGTGGTTACACCATCAGTCGTTCCGCCACTATTTGTCGGCCCATGACCATCGTCAATAGAGGCAAGAGCGTGGCCAGTTGGGCCAGTTACCGCAGATTGTAGTGAAATGGTAAGAGAACTACAACTACCACGAATGCGCCTTGACTGCTTTCCGTGCCTCATGATTTGTTACCTCAAGATCCGAAGTATGACAAAGCGACTTGGTTATCTAGACCTGCACCTCTGTTTGTTGCGGTGAGTTGAATCAAGTTTACGTTTGCAATTTCTAGGAAGACCTCTTCGCCGGGAGCGAGAATCAATCCATTAGTTGCTCCTACGGGGAATGCCTCTGCGGTAAGTC